CCGTTTCGTCAAGGCGCACGAAACATCAAGGTTCCCGGAAATTCCGCTGTTCAGTTTGTTGCCAAAACTGGTAACGCTGCTAACAGCACAAACCCTTGGGGCTACACAGTCAGCCCTAACAGTGGTTCACCCAACATCAACACTAGCATTTGGCAATTGCCGACTCGTGTGATCTCTGCTCAATTGCCTGTTCGCTCGGCTGTATTGTCGGATGTGAATGGTTTGCAAAATGAGCTGGTTGAAGACCTGATGATGGAATTCGCCCAGCTTGAAGGCGCATCGTGCGGACTGAACAATGACCAAGCTGGTTCAACTACTACCTCAACAGGTGGTATTGATGGTCTGCGTGGTCTGAACAGTTATCCCGGCGCTGCTGGTGCTACTGCTGCTTTTGGCTCAAGCGGTACGGCCATTACTAACGGTTTGCACACCTTGGCAACTGTTGGTTATAACAACACTGGTGGTCTTGAGGCAGAAACATTGGCGGCAATGGCAAATGCTTTGCCAGCGCAATACTGGTCTATGCCCGGCACAGCTTGGATGATGCACCCAACGGCCATTCAAACCTTGCGTAACTACGCTCACGGTGGCGGTGGCTATTCGTTTGTTGACATTGGCTCTGCTGAAGCCGGTTCATTGCTGCATGTGTATGGATTCCCTGTGATTCCTAACCCGTATTTGGATGCAACTGGTACTGTTGGCTGCAAGTCAATGTATCTTGCAAACTGGCCTCGTTTCATGACCATTGCTGACGTTGAAGAAATGACCGTTCAGGCAATGGAACAGACAACGCCCGGTTTTGTGAACCTCTATGCTGAAAAGCGTATGGTAAGTACAGTCCGTGATGTATTTGCTGGTGTTCGTTCAATTGAGACTTAAACATGAGCTTTGACAACTATCAGTACGCTGCGCCTTTTGGGGCGCAAACACGCAATCCGTTTAACTATGCAAAGGTTGAACAGATTGGGCGCGATAGTGTCACTGCGTGGTTGACTCTTGAGGAAATCACCAATCAACTGAACTTGTTTCAGGATGAAAGTCAAGATACATATTTGACTGGCCTTGAACTTGCCACTAGACAAGCGATTGAGGATTACTTGGGCATGTCTATCCTTCCGGTAACTTATCGCGTCTGGTACGGTTCTGAGAGCCTTGTAGCGTCACCAATCAGTCTTGATTTGCCTGAAGTGAGTCAAAACTTTTATCCAAGTCAGCCCGGAGTCACAATTAACTCTGTTGGTTATTGGAATGATGCGTTTCCACCTGTGTTTCAGACATTGGCAAGCACAAACTATTACTACGATGCTTCTGGCAACAAAGTAATTGTGAACAATTTGCCAACGGATGTGAATTCGGTGATGACTGCTCCAATCATTGTGCAATACACAACTGTTGCAAATCCGATGGCATCATATCCAGTAATTAAACAAGCTGGTTTGTTGTTGCTGACGCATTTGTATAACAACCGTGCCAATGCAACAACGACAAAACTGCAAGACATTCCGTTTGGTGTTACAACTTTGCTGAAACCATACAAACCATTGGTGATGTGACATGGCAATTGCTCGTTTTGAGAACATCAAAATCAACAATCTGACTTTTGGCAAGTCGGATTTTGGTGAGCAATCTACGACACAATCATTGTGGTTTGAAACTCGGGCGCGAGTTGCATCTGTTGCAAATAGTCTAAAGATTGCTGATAAGTATCGGCTGTATCAAGACATGACCAATTTCACGCTGAACTACACGCCAAACATGAAGACAATTGTTGATAATCAGCATCTGTATTCAATTACATGGCGTGGTAAAGATTGGCGAATTGATAATGCTCGTGAATCTGATGACCGCATGAATGTTATTTTCATGTGCTATCGCTCTGATCCAGTTACGGCGGTGTAATGGCAACTCAATTAAATCCTGTTGTTTACGGCAAAGCCATTCAGTATCAACTGTCTAACATTGTCACGCCTGTGCCTGTGTATGCGGCTTTTAACCGTAACTTTGCAACGCAACCTAAGTTCATTACTTGGATGTTGCGTAATGTGCATCAACCTGTTTATACGGGTCAACAGCAAAGCAACAAAGGGATTGATCGACCTGTATTTCAGATTTCTATCTTCACTCAAGAGATTGAGGATGGTTTTACAATCTCAAATCAGATTCTGCAATCTTTGCATGGATACAGTGGATTGTTGGGAAGCCCGACTGAAGGCTTTTGGATTTCCAAAGCTGATGTAATGTGGCTGTACAACAGTTATAACAACGAGGAAAAAATGGCGCAAATCTTTCTGGATTGCACCATTGACATCCCGGCCTAATATAAGACAATTGTTCAACTTTTGAAGGATACTCAAATGGCCTTACCTAACAAAGTCTTGCCCGGTTTTAGTGCTGTACTTTACGCACAACCAACTTCATCGCCAACTCCTTTGACTACTGCACAGTTGTCTTTGGTTGCTTCCGTTTCTCCTATTGCCGTTAGTGGCAACATCATTCCTGTTGAAGCAATCCCTGCTTTTGGTATGGATGATGCTGTTGCAAGTTTCGGTGTTGCGGGTTCTCGTCAATCTGACAAGATTCCTGTGCGAGCTGCTCCAACAAGCATGACTATTACTGCTGCATGGAACCCTGCTGACACTAATTTGCTGCTGATGCGTGCTGATGCTTATTCTGGCGTGATTGACCGCACTTTTGTGGTTTCTGCTACCGATGGCACAGGTATTGTCTATTACGCCTTTAATGGTCGTGTAGGCCAGTTCCAGATTGATTCCGCACCCGGTGCTGAAGCTAAATGCACATTTACCATTCATCCCCGTGGCAACCAATACGGTTGGTCCAACAACGCATAAGGAGTTGACATGAGTATCCCTGCAAAAGTTCTTCCCGGTTTTAGCGCATCGCTTTGGATGCAATCGGCTGCGACTCCAACTCCTTTGACAACGGCTAACTTGTCAGTGTGGGCGGCTCAAGTAACTACCATCGTGGGTACTGTAGCTAACGGCACAGGCGCTGCTGGTGTTGCTGTGCCTGTTGAGGCAATCCCTGCTTTTGGAATGGATGATGCGGTGGCTAGTTTCGGCGTGGCCGGATCGCGCCAAAGCGACAAGATTCCTGTGCAAGCTGCGCCAACCAGCATGACTATCACGGCTGCTTGGAATCCTTCTGATGCCGCCTTGCTTCAGATTCGTGCTGATGCCTACTCTGGTGTTGTTGACCGCACTTTTGCGGTTGCAGCGGTTGAAGGCACAAACACTGTTGCTTATGCTTTCAACGGTCGAGTTGGTCAATTCCAAATTGATTCTGCTCCGGGTGCTGAAGCAAAATGCACGTTCACAATTCATCCGAGGGGCAACCAGTACGGCTGGTCGAACAACTGATGAAAGTTTCTGACGCAATTGAAACGATTGTGACCAGCTACGGCGATATTGAAGTTATTGCCCGTGGCTTGGTGGTTGATGCTGCTGAACTTGCAAAAGCCAAAGTTAAACCAGACACAGCAGAAGCCGTTGCTTTGGCTTTGCTGAAAAAGTACAACGTGACTGCTCCTGTGGTGGTCATTGAAGAAGTTGCGACAAGTACAAAAGAGTAAAAAACATGATAGTAAAAGACAGCAACGATCTTCTGAACTTCCTTGTAGCCCAATCCGATTCTTCTAAGAATTGGTTTGGGTTTCAACAACAGAGGATTACAGCAATTGCTCTTGCACATGACATTGCAAGGACACATGCTGATAAGATGACTCCAGATGAAGTGGTGGATTACGCCATCAATCTGAACGAGTCGATTTACCATAAGATCATCAAGACTAGGTGACATATGGGCGTTACTTTCAAAATTGAAGGTTTGAAAGATGTGTACGCCGCATTTGAAGAACTTGCAGCAGATATTGGCGACAAAAAAGCACAAAGCAAAGTTCTTGTCCCCGCTGCTAGAGAAGCAATGCAACCAGTATTGAATCAAGCTGTTGCTAATGCTCCTGCTGATACTGGTGGATTGCGTTTGTCTTTGAGGGTTGAAGCTAGAAGACCAACAAAGCGAGACAGACGATCCAAATACATCACTGATAACGATACAGTTATTGCAACTGTTACCACAGCATCTGGAAAACAACTTGCAGCAATGAGTGAAGGTGCTGGTCTAGCACGCGCACGGCGCAAACTTAAAAAAATGGGTGTTGAAAATTTTGATGAATTCAGTGGCATCAAAAGTGATGCACGTACAATTGCACAAGAGTTTGGCACTGCAAAGCATGGCGCACAGCCATATTTGAGGCCAGCGATTGAATCTCAAGCGGAAGTTACCGCCCGGACGCTTGGAGAAATTTTAGGGCGGCGGATAAATCAATATAAGGCAAAACACAAATGACAAAATTTAGTTCTGCGTTTGGTGAAAAATACCAAGCAAAACGCAAAGATTTAATGATTCGTTCTTTTGAATTGAACGGTCATACTTTTAGGGTTCGCATCCCTTTGCTTTCAGAGTCTGATGGAATTTACAAAAAGATTTCTAGTCCTGATGATGAAGCAATTGAAACTATCTATCAAGAAATTAGCGAACCATTGCGAAAGTTTAAAGACAATCAAAACGATCAGTTTCAATTTACTGATGACGATATTTTGGTTGAAGGCCGATCAATGCGTGAAGCGGCAAAAAACAAAGCCATTCTTGAGGCGCGAATCACTGAGTTTTTTAAATTGCTTGTTCCTGAAATGGAAGGTGCAAGTTTAGAAGACTTGACGTATAACGATATTAAAGAAGAATTCCCTTTGGCCGTTCAAATGTTAATTGCCGAAAAGATTGGTGAAGTCATTAGCCCAACATACAGGGAAGCGCGGGGAAACTGATTGGCTCGTTAAAGGCGCAGTGCATTGCTGCAATGGTCTTTAACGGGCATACAATTGAAACAATAAATGAAATTGACGATGTAACAATGGTCAATATCCAGACAATGTATGCCGATGGGCTAATTGGAAATTCTGGATTGTTGACACAAGTTGCAACCCTGACAAGCGGAGTTTTTAATTACATCAGGGCTGCTAGTTCGCCAGCATACAAACTAGACAGTGTTTTGGGTCGTGCGTATGATTACATCTATCCACCACTATCCGAAAAAGACAAGAAAGTAATGGCAAGCAACAGCCTTTTAGCCTTCATGACGCAGGCTCAAGGATTTGATAAAACGATGTTTGGGGTAAAAGATGGCTAACATGATTGCGCGGCTTGGTGTTGTCTTAGGTTTAGATACTGCTGAGTTTAATAAAGGCATTGATGCTGCTGGTAAAAAGCTAGAGCAATTTAGTGAGGCGGCTGAAAAATACGGCAAGGTTGCTGCTACAGCATTAGTTGCGGCTAGTGCAGCAGCATTGAACTATGCTGATGAATTGGCCGATGTTGCAGCCGCTAATGATGTTGCTATTGGAACTGTTCTTAAGCTGTCTGATGCTTTAGCTAACTCTGGTGGCAAAGCTGACAACGCGGGAAAAATGCTTTCTGCGTTTGCCAAATTCATTGATGAAGCGGCAGATGGTTCGTTAAAGGCTCAAAAAACAGCGGCTCAACTTGGTGTTTCTTTGAAAGATTTAGGCACTCTTTCACAAGAGGAGTTGCTTAATAAAGTAGTTGTTGGTCTTTCTGAAATTGAAGACCCAATTACACGCAATGCCAAAGCAATGGAAATTTTTTCCAAAGCTGCAAAAGGTGTTGATATTGTTGGTTTTGCAGATCAGATGCAACAAGCCAATAAAACTACACAAGAACAAGAAGCCGCAATAAAAGCAGCCGCTGATGCTTACGACATTCTTGCGCAAAATTCCCGAGACTTTATGTTGATTTTGTCAACAGAACTTGGGCCTGTATTAAAAACAACGCTTGAATATATTAAATCTTTGCAAGGCGAAGGCAACACTTTGGGTGCTGTTTTTAAAACAGTGTTTCAAACAGTTGCTGTGCTTGGAGCAAACGTTGCTTTTGTGTTTAAAGGTATTTCAGACGAGATTGTTCATACATATCAAAGCGCAGAAGTACTTGTAACAAAAGGCATCAAGGCAGCTATATTATTTAATGAGCAATATGATGTTAGACGAAAAGCTGAACGTCAAAACTTAGATTTTTTTGAAAATCAAATTATGGGCGTTAGCACAGGAAGAAATGCTAATGACCCAAGAAGATTTGATCTTGGTGGTTCTTCAGTTGTTGGTCGTTCTGCAACAGCAGCAAGAGACCTTGAAGCAGAGCGATTAGCCAGAGAAGCTAAACGTGAAGCTGACAGAGCAGAGCGTGAGCGTCAAAAGTTACGTAAAGAATATATAGATCAACTTATCCAAACAGGAAAAGAAGATTTCAAAGCCGGAGAAGAAGAAAACAATGCTTATGCTGCTGTTGTTGAACGTTTGAGAAAACAAACAGAATCATTAAAAATTAACAGCGATCTTTTTGCAATTGAAAACACTATGCGTAATGCAAGACCAGAAGACATTAAGTTGACAAAAGAATTGTATTTGAATGAGCAAAAACGCGAGGAAGCAATTAGGGAAATTGAGAGAAACAACAAACTTAGCAAAGACACAAAAGAATATTTAGTTCAACAAGAAAACAATTTGGCAGAAGCAACAGAACGTCAATTGCGCGCTCAAAACGAAATTATCAAAAAGCAGCGCGAAGGTTCTTTCCAAGAAGGATTCATTGGAGCCGGAGCTAAATTTTTTAGAGATTTGCCAACAGAAATGGATCGTGGAGCCGCTGCGTTTGATACGGTAATGGGCAACATGTCTTCTGCCATTGACAACTTTGTCAAGACAGGCAAGTTAAGCATGAAAGATTTGGCTCGTAGCATCATTCAGGATTTGATTGCAATCCAGATGAAGGCTGCTGCAATGCGGTTCCTTGGCTCTGCATTTTCAATGTTTTCTAGTGGTGGTTTTGGAACTGGAAATGCTTTTGGAAATCAAGACTTAGGTGGTTTTTTGGCTGAAGGTGGGCCAGCAAACGCAAATACACCTTACATTGTTGGTGAACGTGGACCTGAATTGTTTGTCCCTCGTTCATCTGGAACAGTTGTGCCAAATAATCAACTTGGCGGCATGGGTGGAACCACCAACGTCACAAACAACTACATCAATGCCATTGACACCAAATCGTTTGAAGACAGGCTTCTAGGCAGTTCTAATGCGATCTGGGCGGCTAATCAGTACGCCAACAAATCATTGGCAGTCAATCGTGGCCGTGCGTGAATTAAGGATTAAATATGTCATTCCAAACGATTTTTGAAAATCAGGAATCCATGACGGTGAACAATCGCCGCATGGTTGGACAACAAGTTGCAAGGTCTGGTTACATTACAGTTGCTCAGTACCTTACTGCTGTACCTTGGATATTCACGGTCACTCCTAACAATTATTTGTATTACCCAACGGCACGGGCCATCATTCAAGCAATTGATAACAACGATAGGCAATTGCCTGAGATTATTTCTTTTACAAGCGCCAACTTGTCATGGTTTTTGAAATACCAAGGCAGTGCTGCAACTCAACCAACAGGTATTTTGTTGAACGCAACTCCAGCAGCCAATGCAACATCAGTTGTGCTGAAATCATTGCCCACAATGAGTAGCGCATTGAACTTGTTTAAGGCTGGAGACTTTATTCAATTTGGCAACTATACATACAAAGTTAAGTCTGATGTTTTGAGAGGTTCTGGAACTACGGTAACAGTGCCAATTCATCGGCCTGTGATTGGTTCTCCTGTTGTTAATAATCCTGTTTCGGTTGGAACAGATTGCACATTTAACGTTGTGGCTGAAGTTTGCCCAACGTATACTCTTACACCAATGACAAACGGTGCTTTTGTTAATTGGGATCAACCATTTGTCTTTCGGGAATACATCACATGACAACAATCAATGCAGTAACCAGCTCAAGTATCAGGCATGGTGAATTCGTCAAGATGACGATTGGCCGTGCTGGTACTGTTTACACTTTTTGCAATGCTCCTGCGCCTATTACGGTTGGTGGAGTGACGTTTACAAACCTTGGCGCATTGCTTG